TCACTGTGCTGTAAACTGTCTGCCCACGGTAATCAGGCAGCGTCTCCCACGCAGTCCCGTCAACGCTGCGCACCAGCGCCAATCCGGCTTTATTAGGCAATATCGGCTTATCCACGAAACTCAATGCTGGCAGGCCGACACCTTCCGACAGATACTCTAATGCGGCTTGCTGATACTCACGCTGTACCGGCTCAATACTGTAAATCGTCAGCCAACCGGCTACCGAGGCCAGTCCGTTATTATTCAGTACTGCGGCGGGTAATTCGGTGCTGTATTTGCTCATTATGCGGCTCTCACGATGTAGTTAAATGCGATGTTACGAGGACGGGTAACGCTGAAAAAATTAAAGGTCGGGGTAGCTGGGTTTACCTGAGCACCTGTTGATGCATACCGCGCAACAATGCCGGGGTAGTCTGCGGCAGTTACCGCATCACTGCCATAATTGACGGCAGAACCGTTGGCTAGATAGGAAATGTCGCCGCCGTCGGTATTGTCATCCTTGCCACCCACGATCGTTCCTACCTGGCCACTAAGTAATTGGCGTCCACCATCAACATTTCGTCCATCATCCCAGCCGCGAATAAACTCACCGCGCAGGTCGGGCAAGCGGCCATTTGAGTAGGCTTGTGCCAGTAATGGGTATTGGACTTTGTCAAATGCCGCCCCGTTGCATTTCAGCCAGCCTGTCGGCGCAGTACTAAGCGGCCAGGGTTGCGGAATGCCTACAGGGAAATCTTTACGGCTAAGCGCCCCGACATCATCAGCCGTGGGCTTGCGCGATTCAGAATAAAACTCAATCCAATTGCTCCAGTTGCTGCCCGTCCATGTGCGGCGCCAGACCCTGCCTCCCGTGCTACCTGATTGACCGTAACCGCTAGCCTCTTGAACCGTACGGTAACCTGTACCCCCCGTACCTGATTGCCACGTCCTCACCTGCAAGAAAATAGTCCCGGTATCGCCATTAATGGGGCCATTAGTGGGATTGGTCACAACGCTATCCCCCTGCGTCAAGACCGTATTTAAATCCGTCCCCGTTGTCGCCTTAACCGCCGGGGAAATACCGTATTCAGCAAGCCCGATATTTTCCTGTGCGGCCAACTGTGCATTGCGCCCGGCGACGCGGATCTCGCTCAGGTTATTAGCCGTTGATAATCGGGTGTTCGCATTATCATTTGCCGCCTTCACCGCTTTAGGGGTTGCCGCCCGCACCTCACTGTTGCTGTCAGTGGCGCTATTGAGTTGCACAAAGCCCTTTTCCGTTAACGTGGCGTCGGGGTGATTGCGTGATTTCGCGTGCTGGCCGATTTGTTCATCAACATATTGCCGGGTTGCCAGTACCACAGATGGGTCAATCTTGAGCGTCACCGCCTCGGTGCTGGAGACAATCAGCACCATGCGAATGGTTTGCGTGCGGCCGCTGCCCTCCTGCAACTGCGGCTTGTAGGTCTCCGGGCAGTTAGCAACCGCAATCAGCGTGCCGTCAGCAGATAACAGACCGATTTCTCGAATCCACCAACCGCCCTCATTTTCCGGGATGATTTGCTCGGCGACAATCTGGCTGTCGTTGCCGGGGTCAATGGTCAACAGATTGATGGCCGCGCGACGCTTTTCCCCCTTAAGGGCCGTTTGCGCTGGGTCAGGCGTCGGCAGGACGCCGCCACCGTCACCGACGGCGATATGCGTCAAATCAACTCGGGTGCCGAGTGCGGTCGCATTCGCCAGTTTCGCTGCGCCCTGATTGGTCAGAATGGCAAAGAATTTTGCTGTCATGCGTTTACTCTCAGGTTATCGATAAGATGAATTGCCGCGCCGGTGTAACCGGTACCGCCGACAGAAATGGTTTCGGGCAAATAGGGATAAACGGTCAGGGCATCGCCGCTGTAACTGGCTGCGCCCACATAGCCAGCGCCAGCACTGGAGAGGCTAATCGCAAGGCCGATAAGGTGGCGGCTCGCTGGTTTAGCGTCGGCTATCATGCGCTCCAGCTCCCGATACATTTCATCGGTGATACCGGTTTCCAGCACGCCGACAACCAGCCGAAACGTGCCGGGGGTCTCGTTAAGCTGCCACCACTCGCGCACCTCAATCAGATACCCCAGCGGCTCAACGACGCGCCGCAGTGCGCTGATGGTGCCTTTATGCCGGTGAACAAAATGCGCGCTCTCGACAACGCTGCGTTTTGTCGCCTCCGGCCAGTGCTCATCCCATCGGTCGACAGAAAATGCCCACGCCAGATACGGCAACAGATTGAGCGGGCAGGCTTGCGGGTTCCAGAGCTGGCGCAGCGGTACCGGCACCCGTGCAAATTCAGCGCAGGCCGTGGCTGCTGCCACTTCTAAAGGTGACGAGCCGACCGGCAGCAGGCGACCATCACTCATCAGATCCCCCAACAGTCAGTTGGTAGCGTGAACAACTTGATGCCTGCGTCTCGTCTAAAACGATATCGGCCGCCGGGCTTTTCAGCTCCACCCGCTGTACGCCTTCCACATGCAGCGCAGCATAGATGGCCGAGAGGCGGATATCCCGACCGAGGCGATGCTGCGTGCTGATATAGGCTTTGAGCCTTTGCTCAGACGCCTGCCGGACGGGTTCAGCCTCGGGCCCCGGAAACAGATAGAGCACAGCCTCAATTACATAGGGAATAATCGCCGCCGACTGTACCGTCACCCGGTCAGCCACCGGCCGCACGTCCTCAGCATTGAGTGCCGCCGCAACAAGAGCAATCAGCTCCGGGCTGGCTGTGCCGTCGCCCTCACGAGACAACACAGACACCGTGACGCTTGACGGTGTTGGGCTGGTGACAGAGACGTCGGCGACGCGGCCGTCAGCACTGCGACCATGGAATTGATACGCGCCAACCGACCCGGCCACACTCAGCCCTTCAAAGGCTTGCTGGATACGCACCCGGAAATCACTGTCACTTTCCATGACGGCGGCCACAGGGGGCAATGTGCTGTCGTCGTCCGGGGTAATCACCAGTCGGGCAACGTTATAATTGCCGCCGAGCTGGTCGAGGTCACTGCCTGCGGCATAGCCCAGCATGACCGCCTGCGCCGCCTCATTAACCCGCTGGCGTAGCAATACCTCCCGATACGCATTTTCCTGCAGCAACTTGACGATAGGCTCGGACTCCAGCGCCAAGGTACGAGCAATGACTTCCTGCTGGTCTGCCGGATAAAGAGAAATCAGCGTCGCCTTTCTCTCGGCAAGCAGGGCTTCATAGTCCAGCGGCTCAACGACATTCGGCGCGGGTAGCTGGCTTAAATCAATAGTCGGCATGGTGTCAGCTCAATGGAACGGTTAATGAAAATGTGCCGCCGGTGGTGTCTTGGCGCACGCCGGTAATATCAACGAACATTTGACCGCTGAAGGTTTTCTCAAAGGTGATGGACGTCAGCCTGACGCGCGGCTCCCATTTGAGGATGGCCATGTAGCAGGCGGCCATCACTTGCCCGTTGACCGCCGGATTTTGTGGCTGGTCAATCAAGGTCGACAACAGCGAGCCATACTCTCGGCGCATCACTCGCGAGCCAACTGGCGTGATGAGGATATCGCGCACGCTCTGGCTGATATGTTGGCTGTCTGTCAGGCTCCGGCCGGTTTCCCGGCTCATGCCGGTGTAGCGCACTGTCATGAGGGTTTATCCGTTTTGCCGCCGCCAGTCTGAACTCCGCCGTGGGTGTGGGTATGTACGGCAACGCCATTAGACGTAATGCTGCCGCCGCTGTGATTCAGGTCGCCGGTCATTTCGCCCCCCTCTTTAATTTGAATGGTGCCAGTCACCAACTGGTTACTACACTCCACGACGGGGGCGTTGAGGTTGATTTTTTTGCTGGCGTTAACGGTCACCGTTGGGGCGGTTACGTTGACAGTCGTCGAGGCGCTCACATCGGCTGTCACAATACCGGAAACACTCAGCGCGCCGGTTTGCGGTTCGTACTCAATGACCGCACCATCAGGAAAGCTGACGTGATAGGTTTCGGCCGACGCCGACGGGGCCGGAAAGTCGTCGGAATAAATACCCGGCAGCACAAAAGCTGTGTCGAGTTCTCCGCCCAATGCCAGCAGCAGCACCTGCTCACCGACAGAGGGCGCCCACCATGTGCGCGCGCCACCGGCGCGGCAGGTCAACCATTGCAACCAGTCAGAGGTATTACCGCCAAGTTGAACGCGACAACGCGCCTGCGTGGTGTCAACGTCAACGATGACACCAATACGGATGAGGTTGCGCACAGCGCGCGCGAGTTCTGAAATCGATTCGAGTGTATTCATGGAGGAAAGGATGCCGCTGAAGAGATCCAGCGGCAATTTGCGGGCGTAGGATGGCCCGCCAGACAACACTTCTTTTATTTGTCTTTTTTTCGAAACTCTCTCACGGAGTGGAGAAACTCTCCGAGCTGTCTATAGGTACTAAATCTCATTTTTTCTATATCATCATTGGTAAATGTTAGATTGCCCAATGGGTCAACATAACTTTTATCCCATTCGATAAATGTATAAACAACAACCAATGACGTCTCACTCAGAGGGTCCCTATCTCGTGAACTCCATCCACCCATTTTTTCAGGTGACTCAGCGTAATACTCCGCAGGGAAGTCTTTTATTATTGATTTGAATTTTATACGCCAATACTGTCGTTCCTCACGATACATGTCTTTATGTGAGGTCATCATTATTTTACTGGACAGTACCTCTGAAACTTTTAAAAACCTTGCTGCAGTTAACCATATCAGCCTGTCGTTAGGCGGCTTATCCATCTCACCTTTTGGCTGCAACATTTCGTAGGCTTTTTCCAGATGTTCTTTGGCATATTTATAATAGTCCTCAGAAACATGTCGCCTAATATTATAAACAAGGGTTAATAGCGTCACAGTAACAGCCAGCAATATAAGATACCGAGCGTAATCCTCAGAGCCATCAGAAACAAAAAGAAAAGAAAAAACGAGAGAGAGCACAATAAGAGCAAGTATGATTACATAGAAAAACAAATTTATAGTTGTAAATGGCTTAACACTATTAAAACCATGCAATACCCCTCCCTTCATCCTCGTCAAGACCCTCTTAAAATCAAACTGCATAGCAATCCCCAGACAATTTTATTTTCGAAGATTATCTCTAATTTCAGCTAATTATCAAACGATGAATAATCACATCTTCCACAATCTGCCGGTCAGCGTTACTGAAGCCCAATAACGGCCGCGCGTCATACTGCACCTCCCGGCTGTGGCGGTTCGGCCGGTCACGTAAGCCCTCATGATGCACGCGGGCCATGCGCTGCACCCGGCCCGCAAACTCGACCAGCGCCTCATCAGCCGACCCTTTGGCTTTCATGTAGCGATTGGTGCGCAGCTTGGCGAACATCTGGCGCTTAACCCGCCCTTTTTTGCTGCGGATCGGCTGACGCTTGCGGTCTTTGTATGGCGTGCCGTCCGGTGCCTGCTGCCGCTTAATTCGGCCCTGCTGACTGGTACGCAGACGTTTCGCAATCTCGGCGGCCATTTGGCGACGGTTGGAGGCGGACAGCCCCTCAATCAGCCCGGCGAGCTTGTCATCAAAGGGCTTTAACTCACTCATCCCATTTACTCACCAAGTCACCATTAATATAAAGCTGCATCGGCCTTTCCACCGGTATCGGTAAGGGTGGCTCCGGTGCGTGTGAGACGTGCAGCGCCCGGTCAACCTCTTTCACCAGCGTGCGCTCGGTCAGTTTCAGGTAGATACTGACATCAATGCTGTCGTCGCTGTTGATATCGACTTCGTAGGCAAAGCCCTTTTTTTTGCCCTCGTCCGTGGTCATGATATCGGGCTGATTCTCCCGCAACCATGCTCCGATGGGCACCAGCAGCAAATCAATATCATCCGGGTAGTCGGTGACCATGACGTTGAGCGTATAGCGATTTTCAAAGGACAGGGACGCGGCCAGTGTTGCACCGATGACACCGCTATCGATGAAAATGCGCAGCATATCCGGGTTCCCCTTGAGTTTCGGTACTGCGTCATAGAGCGCCTTGCGCAGACTTTTCGGCTTTAACATCGTGTTCCTCCTGACATTTTTTTACGGTCTCCACCTGTAGCGCGCAGCTCGCCAGTGCACGCTCAAGATTGAAAATATCCGCGCTTAAATCACCGTTGGTTTTCGGGTTGCTGCCGGGCAACGGGCAACTGCTGACCCTCGGACAACCAGCGTAAATAATCGTCGGGGGTGGTGAAGTCGGGACGGGTGTGCAGCCCGATAACGTCATCAGGCAAAGCAGACTGATACCAACGGCGCAGAACTTCATTTTCATTAAGCAGCCTCGTAATGGTGTGGTTTCGGCGGTTCGCCAACTGGTCAGCGGCGGTGATGCGCTGGCGCAAAATGACCTGTTCTCGCTCATTACGTCGGGCGCTGGCCTGCGCTTCACTCAACTGCAACCGCACCCCGGCAAGGTCATTTTTTTGCGTGCTGATGGTCTGATTGGCCGTACTCAGCGAACGGGTCAACCGGAGGTTGTCCCACTTCACCCAGCCCGCCACGGCCAGCGCAAGCGCAAGCAAAGCGGCCAATGTTTTCATTGTGCCCCCGTCATGCATAGCGCCACTTCCCGCCCCCGGCGGTTCTCCAGCCCGGCAGACCTGACGCCATTGACAAACACCCAGCGGGGAAGCTGATTACATGCAGCCGGCCACTGTTTTTTATTGATGAAATGCGCCAGCGTCGACGAACAGGCCGCACCGGTACCGACGTTAAACGCAAAGCTGACCACGGCATCATAGACCGGTTGCGGCATGGTCACCGGCATGCACTGCGCGAGACGTTTCTCGACCTGCATGACGTCAGCCACCAGATTGACAGCCGCTTCCCGCTCGGTAATGGGTCGCCCTGGGTTAACCCCGGACGTGTGACCAATGCCACTTGTCCAGACGCCCGCACTGCACTGATACGGACTCAGGCGGCACCCTTCCAGATTGGCAATCAGCTCAAGGCCCGCCATCGACGTATGCAGCCGGGTAAAGTCCGGCAACAGGGTCGCCAGCGCCAGCACGACGGCGACGCTGCAACGTTTAACGATTGATTTCATCGAAAACCTCCCGGGGGATGCCGACATTTTTCAGCAACAAATAGCTTTTGCGGCGGTAATACCAGTTAGTAAAAAAAGTGCCGACGCCGACCACCGCGCCAACAATCAGCGCGATATCCTGCGCGGAATACTTCCCGACCCACGCCAGCAGCACCGCAACGGCGTAGGCAATAAACGAGGTAACTTTCTCCATTTTTAATCCCATAGCTGAACGGTTTCGGATGCCGGAGCAGTGTCAATCACTGGCAGCGTGACCACCGTGCCATGCGGCAAGATGACACCCAACTCAGCCAACCCCGGATTAGCCAGCAGCACAGCCTCGACCACGCCCTCGGTGCGGCCGTAGGCGCGATAACACAGCGCGTCGAGCGTGTCCCCTTGAAGCGCGATGACGGTCATCAGATTTGCCCGACAATGCAGCGCGGTTTACCCTGCAACCGGGCGATTGACCAGCGCATATCCCGCCAGTGCTCATCAATGGACACCTCGACGCTATCGGCTTTTTTGTCCCCCTTGGCGCTGGCATCCGCGCCCCGGTAACGTTCGTACAGCGTTGCTGTGGTCATGGCACAGACCGCACTCAGGTAGTGAAAACACTTCTCGCTTTCGCCGTCGATTTCATCGGCAGGAACGGCGGCCAGCGTCTTGAACCCGGCCGCGATTTGCTTCTCACGATAGAGGTACAGCTCCGCATTCGCCTCCGCGATACCGCTGCGAATGGCAAAGCGCAGGCGCTCAGGCGTGACCGTGTACTCCAGACGCATCAATTCGCGGATGCGCTTCGGGTCAACGTCCGGGAAAAAGAACGTGTTTTTAATCACCGGCTCTGGCGCATCCGCCTGCGGAATAATGGCCGTCGGCTCGCCCTGCGGTTCGACCGGGTTACGCATAATCACTGTCGTCATGACAACCTCAAAATGGGTGGGCGGTGGACGATGGCGTTGATAAGTCAAAAGACACTCGCGGCCATCGTGCCGCCCGGCACGGGGTGCGTTCTGTTAACCAGCGGTTTTTACCGCCTTGCGTGGTCGCCCGCGTTTGGCCAGGGTGGTGGCGGCCTTACGCGTGCGCGTGGTTGTTCTTTTGGCGGCGGGCGCAGGCTTCGGCTTGAGGGCGCTCTCGCATTTCTGGATCTCTTTTTTCACCCCGGCATTGCTGTCGAGCTGCATTGCGCGGGCGAGGTACTCCAGCGCCTGCGCAGGGTCACCGCCGTCGCTCAACATAAGACCGGCCACCTTGTAGAGCTTGGCCTTGACCATGTCGGGCATGTCCTCGGCGGCGGTCATCTCAATGGCGACGCGCAGGTCATCGATATTGGCCGGGCTTCCCGCCTTGCGGCTGCGTTCTGCCGACAGTGCTACCTCTTCGGCAAACAGATACGCGACCGGCCGTTTGTTGTTCGGCACCTTGAGACGGTATTTCAGGGCATAGGGCGCAATTTCCAGCGCGCCGGGAATGTCATCGGCGTCGAGTTTCCACTGCATGACCGTCATCAGAATGTCATCCTGTGCGCCTCGACCTTCGGCTAATACACCCGCCACCCATGGCGCGTATAACGGCAACATGGCGCGCTTGTGGTCGGCCTTTCTCTCGACGGAATGAATAAGTTTCAGCTTGGTGCGGTCTGCGGCCAGCTTGACGAGCATTTGCTCGTAGGCGGTGGCATGGCGCAGCGGGTTATCCACCCGCTGCGCAGCCTCCACGGCCGAGACCCGCATCATGTGACGCTGTGCGGGACTCGTCATGGTTTACTCGCCGCCTTCTGGTTGGGTTTCCGGCGTGGTTTCCGGGGTTGCTGTCGGTTGAGCCACAGCGCCCTGAACTGCCAACACGATAGCGTCCGCCAACGCATTGATATCCGCGCCGGATGACTGCTGGATCACGTTCGACTTCAGCTCGGCCGATTTTTCAGTCGGTGCGGGCAGCAGCTCGATGTTTTCAATCAGGCAACCGGCCGGATAGTCTTCGACCACATAGTCAATTTTCATCGACTCGTAGTTCTCGACGCGGTCACACTTGGCGTTCTCTTCGATATGGCGGCGATGGCTGTCATCCATGATGTAAATCGACAGATTGGCGAGCGTGGTGATAAAGATGGCGTTAGCCGGGAAGAACGGCACACGCACGGCGGGCAGGTTACCGATGCGCTTCTGACTGACAATCACGTCGGCGGCCAGTGCCTCGGTATTGGGTTGCGCTTGGTTAACCAGCGGGAAGTATTTGTCGGCCAGCAGTTTACGGCCACAAATCACCACAAGGTCAGGCGACTCCTGATGCCATGGCGCAATCAGGTTGTTTGTCGCATCCATCACTACAGCGTCGAGGTTGGCATAATCGCCGCCCTTGCCGATGCGAATAACCGTCGAAATTACCGCGCCATCTTCGCCGGTGATTTTGCTCATCACACGTGATGGGGCTTCTTTGCGGTATTTTTCCAGCCAGCCCTCAGCCACATCCTGCAGCATCGGGTTTTTGGCGCGGTCAGAGGTTGCCGCGCGGTGGGTGCCGTTGAACCCGGCCATGATGAAATCCAGTGCCTGACGCTTGGCGATAGCGTTACGGATGCGCAACTGGAAATCCTGATAGCGCGCCCACAAATCAAGCTGGTTATAGCGCAGATGGAAATCAAAGTTCACCTGCTGGCACTCGTATTTATTGGACTCCAGCGAGGTGAAATCCGCTGTCTGACGCTCTTTGCCACCGTCGGTGTCGGTGGTGCTGGCAATCGAACCGTTAACACCCACACCGACCTTCTCGCCTTTCAGCTCAGCAACTGGGGTCATGTTGATGCGGGTCAGGAACTCGGAGGACTCTTGTACAATATTCATCAGCGATTGCGTCACTGACGGCTCTACGCTGAATTTTTTGCCGACGTCGCCAACGTCTGTGATGCCGTTTAGCTTGGCAACCTGTTTCAGATAGGCGTTAAATTGAAAGCGGGTCTTTGTCTTCATTACATTATCCTGATTCGATTAATTCGGGTTACTTCACAGCGGCACGCCACGCGCCCCGCCCTGGCTGTTATCAGCAGTTTGTCAACAGACTGTCTTCACCGTTGCCGCCGGAGGCTTTCGGGCGTCGCTGTTGGCTCAGGTTCTCGGTGGTATCGAGGGTGATTTGAAGCCCGGAAAGCTGTTCCTGACCGGCCGTTACCTCGCCTTTCAGCCCTGCGATTTCCTGCTCAAGCTGGGCAAAACGCGTTTCGGCGCTGTCGCCGTTGGTTTGCACCTGCTCGGCGATAACGGTGACCGCGTCATGCACATCGCTGAATCGCGCGTCATCGCTGACTTGTTTGCG